ATCCAGGTATTGGTTAATGACTACTTTTTCACAAGGTAAATATGCTTTAGCAATTTCTGATAGATCAGGTATGGCTTTTCCATATAACGAAATGGTTAGAGAATGGAATGGTGCGTTTGTGCATATTTCAGAATACGAACCTAAACAACCACAACTAGATCCAAAACCTACAAGTGCAGATCCACAAGCATTACAAAGAGCTAGACCTGCTAGAACAGAATTTCCTACAGAAGATTTTTTAATAAATAACCCTATTACAACTGCAGCTGCTGATGCAACAGTTACTATAGCTTTTAAAAATGGTGCTATGCAAGTAAATGATTTTGTTAGATTAAGAGATGTTAAATCTCCTGTAGGTGGTGTTGCTATATCTACTTTACAGCTTTCTACAACTTTAAATGGTGCAATTACAGATTCAGCTACTACAATTACTTTAGCTGATGGGTCAGCGTTTCCAACATCAGGTTTTATAGTTATTGAAAAAGTAAATAGCACAACAGGACTTTATGAAAACGAAGTTATTGAATATACTGGTCGATCTTCAAATGATTTAACTGGATGTACTAGAGGAACAAGCGCTCCTTACAGAGGAGTTAGTCCTGTTAACACAACAGCGAATGAACATGCAACAGGAGCAAAAGTATTTGGTGCATACAAAATAGCTACACTTAATGAAACTTCTTCACCAGCAGGGTATAATGATAGCACAGGCAGTCCAGCAACTATAACTACACAAACAGGTTTTACATTTGAATTAGTTAGTAATGCTAGTAGCACAGAAACAGGGGGCGGTTTTCAGTGTACAATTGGACCGATAAATGATAGGGCTTAATTATGGCAGGAACAACATATTCAAATTTAACAACAGATATTAGAAACTACACAGAAGTAGATAGTGATGTTTTTACAACGGCCGTTATAAATAGATTTATAGAAGATGCTGAGTTTAGAATTTATCAAGAGTGTCCTATGGATTCTCAAAGATTTGTTCAAGAAGGTACGTTAGCTGCTGACGACAATACAATTAATTCACCAGCAGGATGTCTTTTTGTAAGAGGTGTTGAAGTGTTTAATTCTACCGCTAATACACAAGGTAATGGAACATGGTTAGAGAAAAAAGATCAAACATATTTATCAGAGTATGTGGATAGATTAACAGGACCAGAAGGTGATCGTACAGCTCAAGATGTAACAGGTTTTCCTAAATATTATGCCATGTTTGGTGGTGCTACGGGTTTATCTGACACTACTTCAGGAGGAATGTATTTAGCTCCTACACCTGACGCTAATTACAAATTTAGAATATATTATAATAAAATGCCTGATGGATTATCTAGTAGCACAACAACTACATACCTTAGTAAATACTTTCCTCAAGGGCTATTATATGCATGTTTGGTAGAAGCTTTTGGATATTTAAAAGGTCCGACTGATATGTTGACATACTATGAAAATAGATATAAAAATGCAATACAACAGTTTGCAGGGATGCAACTTGGAAGACGAAGACGAGATGATTATACTGACGGAACAGTTAGGATACCAGTCAAGTCACCGTCTCCGTAATAAGGAGAAAAATTATGGCAATAACATCGGCAGTATGTAACTCATTCAAAGTAGAAGTTTTACAAGCTGAACATAACTTTACAGCATCGTCTGGAAACACTTTTAATTTAGCGTTGTACACAAGTTCAGCAACTTTAAATAAATCTACAACAGCTTACAGTTCATCAAACGAAATTACTAATACATCAGGATCTGCTTATTCTGCAAAAGGAAAAGCACTTACAAGTGTAACTCCAGCTTTATCAACTGATACAGCTTGTTGTGATTTTGCAGATGTATCGTGGACATCAGCTTCTTTTACAGCTAATGGTTGTTTAATTTTTAATGATTCACATTCTTCAGATGCAGCCGTTTGTGCAATTGCATTTGGTGGAGATAAAACAGTTTCTTCTGGAACATTTACAATACAATTTCCAACAGCAGACGCATCTAACGCAATTCTTCGTATAGCATAAGGAGGAACTCCTTATGGCATCAACCTGGGGCACTAATACTTGGGGATCCAACGAATGGGGTGACGATAATGTTACCGTTATTTTATCAGGACAATCAGCAACATCATCAGTAGGTTCTTTAGAAGCTTTTAACGAAGAAGGTTGGGGCCGACAAGAATGGGGTAATTCTGGTTGGGGAGTAGAATATGCTGTTCAACTTTCAGGACAGTCAACAACTACATCTGTTGGTTCTATTACTACAGAAATTGCAGTTCCATTAACAGGTTTATCAATTACATCAAGCCTTGGCACACCTACTTTAGATCTATTAACACTTATAACTCCAACAGGTCAACAAGCACAAACTCAACTTGGCGATTTTGATAATGCTGGAACTTTAGTTGGTTGGGGTAGAAATGGTTGGGGTGAAGAACCTTATGGAGATTCATTTAATAAACTTGTCCAACTATCAGGATTAACTGCATTAAGTTCTAGTGTTGGATCATTAACTGTCGTACCCGAAGAACTTATAGACATAACAGGAGTAAGTGCAACATCTAGTGTTGGTAGTTTAACTCTTGATATAAGTTGTACTGTTGTACCAACAGGAGTAAGTGCAACATCTAGTGTAGGAGAAATTTCTCCAACAGAAATGTCCATAGGTTTGACTGGTCAATCTGCAACAGCAACAGTTGGTGGAATAATTCTTGATGCAGTTGAAATAGGTTTAGTAGGAGTAGAAGCTACATCTAGTGTAGGTTCTATTACACCAGCAGATTCTGTAGGATTAACAGGTCAAGCTGCAACTTCTACAGTTGGTTCTTTAACTATAGAAATAGGAGTGACTTTAACTGGTGTATCTGCTACTTCTTCAACCGGCACAATAATTCCAGAAGATGTTGTAGGATTAACTGGAGTTGAGGCAGTTTCTAGTATAGGAAATGTTGCTCCATTAGGATATGGAGATGTTGATATTATTGGAAATACAAGTTATAGTAATGTTAATAAAACAAATAGCGCGAGTTATTCCGATGTTGACGTATCACACGAAACATCGTATACAGACGTAACGCACGTGGCTTAGGAGAAAAAATTATGGCTTCAACTTATACACCTCTTGGTGTTGAACTAATGGCAACTGGTGAAAACGCCGGTACATGGGGAACAAAGACTAATACAAATTTAAATATTTTTGAACAGATTTCTGGTGGCTATCAAGTACAAACTTTAAATGCAGCAGGAGCTGGAGCTAATACAACGGCTTTAGCTGTATCTGATGGATCTACAGGTGCAACTCTTGCAACAAGAGTTATAATTTTAGGAGCAGAATCTCCACAAACAATTTCAGGAAATAAAATAGTTACTATTCCAATAGATGTAGAAAATTTTTATTTTATTAAAAATAGCACAAGTGGTAGTTACACAGTTCAATTTAAATATGCTTCAGGATCAGGTGATTCTGTTACTTGGGCAACAACTGATAAAGGTTGGAAAATTATTTACGCAACCGCTAATGATGGTACAAATCCAGATATTGCAGAAGTTACTGTAGGTGGTTTACCAGGTGGTTCAGATACACAAGTACAATTTAATGATTCAGGTTCCTTTGGCGGAGACGCAGATTTAGTCTGGACAGCAGGAACAGGTTTAATAATTAATTCTCAGAAAGAGCTAAGATTAGCAGATAGTGATGATAGTGCATACATAGGTCAGAAAGCAGCAGGTACAACTACGTCGTATACTTTGACGTGGCCAGCAGGCGTAGCCGGAGGAAATGGGTACGTTTTAAAATCAACAACAGGTGGAGTTTTATCTTGGGAAGAACTAGCAGCGGGTGGAACTTCTTGGCAGTCAGTTAAAACAGGAAACTATACAGCATCAGCTGGTGAAGGTGTTTTCTGTAATACTACTTCAGGATCTTTTACTTTGACTCTACCATCATCACCATCAATCGGCGATGAAGTTTCGTTTATAGACTATGCAGGTACTTTTGATACTAACGCTCTAACTATTGGAAGAAATAGTGAAAAAATTAATGGAGCGACAGCAGATCTTACAGTTTCAGTTGAAAGAGCCGCAAACACTTTAGTCTACACAGACGGAACTCAGGGTTGGTTGTTAAAGGCTAAATAATCATGGCTA